AAATATTAACACTTATGCCAAATTACGATGCCTCTGGTACTTCAGCTTTAAATAAAAGCAAAAGAGCTACTAGACAATACAAAGATTTAGATTTAAGTTTTGGTCGTAATGTAGTAACAAATGATGTTAATAAATTAACAGATGTAGAAGCTGTTAAAAGAAGTGTTAGAAATTTAATCAACACATCACACTTTGAAAGACCATTTCATCCTGAAATTGGTTCTAATGTAAGAGCGATGTTGTTTGAACCAATGACACCTTTGACTGCTTTAAATCTACAAAGAAAAGTCCAAGAAGTTTTGGTTAACTTTGAACCAAGAATAAGATTAGTTCAAGTATTAGCAAGACCTGATATTGATAGAAACGCTTATGATTTAAGAATAATGTTTTATGTTATAGGTACACCACAGCCAGTTGTGGTAGAAACATTTTTAGAAAGACTAAGATAAAATGGCAAGCAATAAATTAGAAGTATCAGATTTTGATTTTGATGATATAAAAACCAATCTCAAAACATTTTTAAGAAGCCAATCAGAATTCCAAGATTATGATTTTGAAGGTTCAGGTTTTGCCATTCTATTAGATATATTAGCTTACAACACACACTATCTAGGTTTCAATGCTAATATGTTAGCAAACGAAATGTACTTAGACAGTGCTGACATAAGAAAAAATATTATATCATTAGCAAAAATGTTAGGTTACACTCCATCTTCTGTTAGAGCACCAACAGCAAGTATAGATATTTTAGTTGGCGATGGTTCAGGTTCATCTATCACAATGACAAAAGGAACGGCCTTTACAACAACGATTGACGGAACAACTTATCAATTTATTAATAACGCTGATGTAGTTACTACACCGGTTAATGGTGTTTACAGATTTTCAAATGTAACAATTTATGAAGGCACTTTGGTTACATTTAGATATACAGCTGATACAACAGATACAGACCAAAGATTTATTATTCCTAGTTCTTTAGTAGATACATCTACACTGATTGTTAAAGTTCAAAATAGTTCTACTGATACAACTACAAACACTTATACTTTAGCAACAGGCCTTGCTACTGTACAATCAACATCTAAAGTTTATTTCTTACAAGAAGTAGAAGATGGTAAATTTGAAGTTTATTTTGGAGATAATGTTATTGGTTCTTCTTTATCAAATGGTAATATTGTGATACTAGAATACATAGTTACTAATGTTGAGGCAGCAAATGGTGCTTCTACATTTACAGCTTCAACAACAATAGGTGGTTTTTCAAATTTAACAATTACAACAAATTCAAATGCTCAAGGTGGAACACCAGCAGAAACAAAAGAATCAGTTAGATTTAATGCTCCATTACAATACTCAGCACAAAATCGTGCCGTTACAACTTCTGATTATGAATCTTTAGTTCAATCAATTTATCCAAATGCTTTATCGATAAGTGCTTGGGGTGGAGAAGATGATGAAACTCCAGTTTATGGTACTGTTAAGATTGCTATTAAGGCCGCTTCAGGTTCTACATTAACAACAGCAACTAAACAAAGTATTGTAACTCAATTAAAAAAATATAACGTTGCTTCTGTTACGCCAGTAATTGTAGATCCGGAAACTACTTCAATACTATTAACATCTACAGTTAAGTATGATGAAAAACTTACAACAAAAACGGCCACTACTTTAAAATCAGATATAGTGTCTATATTAACAAATTATAATACAGCTACATTACAAAAATTTGATGGTGTGTTTAGATATTCAAAAGTTACATCTTTAATTGATAATACTGATACAAGTATAGTATCAAATATTACTACAATTAAAGTAAGAAAGAATTTTACACCAATTTTAAATACTTCATCAAGATATGATATTTACTTTAGAAATTCTTTATACAATCCTGTATCAGGATATAATTCAGTTAATGGTGGTATTTTAGAATCAACAGGTTTTAAGATTAGTGGAGATTCCACAAATATATTTTATTTAGATGATGATGGTGCTGGAAATATTAGAAGATATAGATTGATTGGTTCTGTAAGAACATATGTTAATAACACACAAGGTACTATTAATTATACTACAGGACAAATTATATTAACATCTTTAAATATTTCATCAATTGAAAATATTAGAGGGTCTGCCTCAACCGTAATTGAATTAACAGTAACACCAAAATCAAATGATATAGTACCAGTAAGAGATCAGATTTTAGAAATAGATACAGCTAACTCCTTAATCACAGTTGAGGCTGATACTTTTGTTGGTGGTTCTTCTGATGCTGGTATAGGTTATACAACAGCTTCAAGTAGATAACAATGGCAAAGTTTTACAATAAAATATCCAACCTGATTACTTCTCAGGTTCCTGACTTCGTATTAGAAGATCATCCTAAATTTGTACAATTTTTAAAATCATACTACACGTTTATGGAATCTGCCGAGATAACGGTAGAGGGTACTGAAAGAACGGATGGTATTCAATTAGAAACAGAAACGAATCAAGAAAATAATTTAATTTTAGATGCTTCTAAAATAGATGGAGATAGAACACCTTTAGATGCTGGTGATAAAATAATTTTAGAGAGTTCAATTTATGGTAAGTTTACACGTGGTGAAACAATTAGAGGAGGAACTTCAAAGGCTACAGCAACAGTATTAGCAGAAGATTTAATCAATAATCGTTTATTCATATCAGCACAAGATAAGTTTATTATGGGCGAAACAATTATTGGCCTTAGTTCTAGTGCTACTACAGTAATTTCAAATTATAAACCAAATCCAGTAAATACTATACAAGACTTATTAAACTTTAGAGATCCAGATAAAGCAATATCAAACTTCTTAACAAAATTTAGAAATGAATTTTTAAACACAATACCAGAAGAATTAAATATTAATATCAATAAAAGAAATCTAATAAAAAATATTAAATCTTTATATAGATTAAAAGGTACAAATACAGGACATCAAATATTCTTTAGAATGTTATTTGGTCTTGAATCAGAAACAACTTATCCTAGAGAACAAATTTTAAGAGTATCAGATGGTAAATGGAACACAAGTAAAATATTAAGGGTTATTTCTACAGAAGGAAATACAGTTGATTTAATAGGAAGAACAATTGAAGGCCAAACTTCTGATGCCACAGCCGTTATAGAAAACGTATTTAAGTTTCAAATTGGTTCTGATGAAGTATCAGAATTAATTATAAATTCGGACAGTGTAACTGGAACTTTTTCTGTTAGTGAAGAAATAAGAGGTACTTCTTCTAATGACAGTGATGTTTTTATTAAAGCAACAATATCAGGAATACCAAGTCTACCTACAATTACAAATGACGGAAGTTTATATACTGAAGGAGATACAGTAGCAATTACTTCAGGTGGTGAAGGAGCAATTATTCAAGTTGATGGAGTTGGACGTGGTGGTATAACAGAATTTTTTATTGATGATGTGGGAACAGGTTATTCAATAGGTGATGATTTAGTATTTACTAATACAAACACAGGTGGCGGTGCGGCTACTGCTAAAGTTTCAGTAGTTAACGGAGGATTTACTGATGAAGAAAGTACAAGTTCTATTAACGATCATATTGTTTTAGAAGATGAAACAGTAAGAGGTGATTCATACACGGGTAATAAATTGGTGCAAGAATCAGGAACAGGTGTAGGTGATATTACTGATATACGAATTATAAATGCCGGTTCAAATTATATTTCTTTACCTACTGTTACGATTACAAGCACAGGCGGTTCTGGTGCCGTTGTAAGAGTTTATGGTTCAGATATAGGTAGAGTTCAATCATTAAAAATTGTAGAACCAGGAAAAGGTTATGAAAATTCACCTACACCACCTAGTTTGAAATTGCCTGCTTATCTTTTATTAGTTGATCGTTCAGGCCCATTTTCTACAAGCGAAACAGTTTCAGCAACAGGCTCAGATGGTTCAACTACTATCACAGCCACAGTTGTAGGTTTAAATACATCTACAAATATTTTAGAAGTTTCAAATGCTTCAGGTACTTTTGGTACTGATGTTACAATTACAGGTTCTATTTCAGGTGCTACAGCAACAATTAAAAAATTCGATCAAGCAACGGCTACAACAACAGTAACAGCATTATTAGATACAGCAGGTGTTTATATTAATCAAGATGGACACGTTTCAGAAAATGCTATGAAGATACAAGACAGTTTATTGTATCAAGATTTTTCTTATATCATTAAAGTTGGTCGTTCTATTAATGACTGGCGTGATAGTTTCAAAAAGACAATGCACTCAGCAGGTTTCTATATTCAAGGACAAGTTAATATTGCTACACAAGTAAGTGCTGAATTAAGAAGTGTTACAGGAATAAATTCAGGCGAAATTAATACTCCAATTGATAGTGTTATCAATACATTATTTACTACAATCTTTGGTAGAAGATTAGGTACAATAGATGATGGTACAACATTAAGAGCTTCACCACAAACAGGCGAAGGCGTTGATTACAATACAAGTACAACATCGCCGTTCTCAATAGGAACAAGAGATGTTACATTAAAACGTGAATATAGAGTATCATTCCCAGCTATTGCTCGTATATCAGTACGAGGTGATGAATTGAAATTTGGTTACGCTTATTGTGGGCCAAGAATGAAATCTTTAAGATTAAACTCAACAAATCAAGCATTTACAAGTATGTTTGGTGGTAATCATCCAAATGTTCAAACGGGACCAGGTGGAGCAGATAGTGTTGTAAGAAAGTATGTACAACCTATGTTATTACAGGATTGGGCTAATCATAGATTAACAGGTTTAAATAATACAAGTTACGATGGAGAAGTAGTACAAATACAAGATTTAGCAAATAATAATCTTAAAACTAATATTACATATCCTACGGAAATCAGTGTGAGTTATTAATATCGTGTATAAATATAAATAGAATTTTAAGGAAAAACTATGCCAGCAATTATAACAAATAAGTTTAGAATACATAATAGTGAACAATTTACTGAATCATTTTCAGAAGCTTCAGCAAATACATATTACCTAGCAATAGGAAGACCTCAAGCATTCGGTACATCTACAAGAGGTGATAGTAGAACAGATAACGAAGGAACAGATACAGCTCCATTAACACCTGCTGATTCAGTACAAGAAGAATTTTATACGTTTGACGATTTATTAGCTGCTAAAAAAATAGCAAGTTCAGATGTATCATATGTAATACCAAGAAGAAACTGGACAACTAGCACAATTTACGATTATTACAGACACGATTACGGTAATAGAGTTACTGGCACAACAACTACACAATCTTCATATTCTGGTGCTACAGGTTTATATGACTCTACTTTTTATGTAATGTCATCAGCATACAATGTTTACAAATGTTTAGATAATAATTCAAATGCTGCTTCTACAACTGAACCAACAGGAACATCAACTTCTGTATTGACAA